CAACAAGCACAAATGGCGGCTATGCAACAACAACAAGCGGCAGGTGATGCTATGCAATCACAAGCAAAAGCGGCAAAAGATATGGCTGATCCACAAGTACAATCAATGATACAAGATACACAAGAAGAATTAGGCGGAACAGAAGGTACTATTGAAGGAGTACAATAATGGCTTCTGATGAAGACAAATTAAAACAGCTTAAACAAGATTACAAAAACACTTTTTCTACAAAGGAAGGTGATGCTGTAATAGCTGATCTTAAATCAGCTTATTATCATAGAGGGTCATATTCAAAAAATGATCCACATGAAACAAGTTACCGAGAAGGTCAAAGATCGGTAATAATCAGAATAATCAATCTAATGAAGGAGGATAAAAATGTCTGATACGACCACTCAAAACGACAATCCTGTACAAGAATCTAGTGTATTAGGATCGCAAGTAAGTGATAATCAATCTACAGATTGGAGATCATCCTTGTCTGATGAAATAAAAAATGATGCTACTTTAGCTAATATTCAAGATATTGAATCTGCGGCTAAAACATTAATTCATCAACAAAAAATGTTAGGTAATAGAATACCTATGCCTAAAACAGATGAAGAAAGGTCAGAACTATATAGTAAATTAGGAAGACCAGAATCTAGTGATAAATATGAAATAAATATCCCAGATACTCATAAATCTTATTTTAATGATGAACAAGTAACTCAATTTAGAGAAGTTGCACATAAAATGGGATTAAGTAATGAACAAGTAAAAGGATTAATTGATTATCAAGTTAAATCTGTTGATTATGAAAATCAAAGAAAAAATACTCAATTATCTGTAGATAAGCAAGAAACAGAAGATGCTTTAAAAAAAGAATGGGGTTATGATTACGATAAACAAGTAAGAAATGCAAAAAGAGCATTAGAAGTTTATGGTGATCCAGAACTACAAGAATTAATGAAAGGCGAAGCTGGAAATATACCAGCAGTAGTTAAATTCTTTGCTAAAATTGGTTCAGAAGTAACAGAAGATATGGCTAAAAATACACAAAATAATACATTAGCTGTATCACCATTAGATGCTAAAGCAGAAATTGATAGTATATATGCTAATGCAAATCATGCTTATCATAAACCTTATGATAAAGACCATAAGAATGCAGTAGAACATATGCGTCAATTACACGAAAAAGTATTTGGAAATAAGTAAGTTTTTTGTTATAATCTTAATACCGAATTTCGCCCTTCTTGGATAACGAATAGGTAGCCGTGAAGGCTTTAAACTTCCGATATGATCGTATCGTTTTACGATAAGGTTTCCCGAAAGGATAAAAGCCGATTAAACACGGAATATGTTATTTATCATTGTGGTAAATGACCCCTATTCTTAATTGAGTAAGAAGGAGATATACAAATATGTCAACTCAAATAACAACTGCTTTTGTCGAGCAGTATAAGAGTAATGTATTTCATCTTGCACAGCAAAAAGGTTCTCGTTTAAGAGATTGCGTTAGATCAGAAACTGTAACAGGGAAGGCACACTTCTTTGAAAGAATCGGATCAACTGCGGCTCAAAAAAGAACTTCACGACATTCAGATACACCAAGAATGGACACACCACATAGTAGAAGAAAAGTTACTATGGATGACTACGATTGGGCTGATCTGATTGATAATGAAGACAAAGTGAGAATGCTTATTTCACCTCAATCTGAATATGCACTAGCAGGTGCGTATGCAATGGGTAGAGCTATGGATGATGCAATCATTGCGGCGGCAACAGGCAATGCTTATGGCGGAGTTAGTGGTGGTTCAACAGTAGCACTACCAGCAGGTCAAAAGATTGCCCACAACTCAACGAATCTTACAATCGCTAAATTATTAGCGGCTAAAAAGATTCTTGATGCAAACGAGGTTGATCCAGATGAGCCTAGATTTTTGATCTGTTCAGCAGACCAAATTCAGGACTTCTTAAATATTACAGAAGTTAAATCATCTGATTACAACACAATCAAAGCACTCGCACAGGGACAAATAGATACCTATTTAGGTTTCAAGTTCATGAGAAGCGAGAGGTTAGGACAAGACGCAACACCAAGCAGACAGGTTCTAGCATTTTCTAAATCAGCAATAGGTTTAGCTGTAGGTGCAGATATTCAAACTAAAATATCTGAAAGAGCAGACAAAAACTATGCAACACAGGTATTTCTATCTATGACAATCGGTGCAACTCGTATCGAAGACGAAAAAATGGTAGAGATCGCTTGTAACGAATAATAGGGAGGATTAAATATTATGGCTTATTCAGTACAAAAAACTAAATGGTCGCAAAATAATCCGACTGAAAGGGTAAAGACTAACGAACAAGCTGGTAGATTAAGAGTTGCTTATGCTACATACGAAGCATCAGCAGAACAATCTACTATCGAAATGTTCAATTTACCTAACGGTGCAAGGATTGTTGCAGGTTATTTAGGACATGATGCTTTGGGTGGTTCAACAACACTTTCAGTAGGTTTTGCGGCTTACACAAGTTCAGCAGGTGCTTCGGTTTCTGCGGATGTGGATGCTTATAAAGCGGCGGCGGCTTCAACAGCAGATCAAGTTGTGGCTTTTCCAGCTACTATGGCAAAATTAGCTATGAGTGAAGTTGATGCTAACCAAGACGGATTACCCGTTACAGTTACATTAGCAGGAGCAAATGGTACAGGTACTATTTCTTGCGAAATGTTCTATGTAGTGGACTAATCATTAACTAAACAGAAGCAAAGGCGGATAAGATTGATTTCTTGCCGCCTTTGTGGTATTTTATTATTATGGCTACAGAAGTATCAATTTGTTCAAACGCATTACGAAGATTAGGAGATGATCCTATAACTTCTCTTACAGATGATACTGAAAGAGCAAGATTATGTAATTCATTTTATACAGATACAAGAGATGCAGTATTAAGATTACATCCTTGGAATTTTGCTATTACAAGAGCAAGTCTTGCTAAATTAGCTACAGCACCAGCTTACGGATTCGCTAATCAATTTTCATTACCTACAAATCCTTATTGTTTAAGAGTTTTAGGTATGGAATATGAAGATTATATTTTTAAAATAGAAAATGTAGCTACTCATGGAAGAGTATTACTTACAGATGAAGCAACAGCAAATATTTTATATGTTGCTAGAATAACAGATACTAATTTATTTGATGCTATGTTTGTTGATGTATTAACACAAAAATTAGCAGTTGATTTAGCCTATCCTGTTACAAATAGCACAACTTTACAAACACAAATGCAAAAAGTATTTGAAAAGAAACTTTCCGAAGCAAGAAGTATTGATGGGCAAGAAGGATTTCAAGATGATCTTGTTTCAGATACTTTTACTGACTTTAGGAAAGATTAATGGCACGAGTACATCCTTTTCAAACAAATTTTACTGCTGGTGAATTAACACCAAAACTTCACGGACAAATAGATTTTAAAAAATATAATAATGGTGTTGAAACCATGGAAAATATGACAGTTTTTCCACAAGGTGGATGTACTAGAAGATCGGGTAGTAGATTTGTATGTGAAGTTAAAGATAGTACAAAAATTACTAGATTAATACCTTTTGAATTTAATATTACACAAGCATATGTATTAGAATTTGGTGATCAATATATTAGATTTTTTAAAGATGGTGGTCAAATAACAGAAGCAACAAAAAATATAACTGCAATTACAAAAGCAAATCCTGCTGAAGTAAATGTCAATAGTCATGGATATTCAAATGGAGATCATGTATGGATTAATGGTGTCGGAGGTATGACTAGATTAAATGGAAGAAGATTTGTTGTATCAAATGTAAGTGCTAATACATTTGAATTAACAGGTGAAGATACTACATCTTATGATACTTATACTTCTGGTGGTACATCTGCTAAAGTATATGAAATAGCTACACCATATACAGAAACAATGTTATTTGACATTAATTTTACACAATCGGCGGATGTTATGTATATTGTACAAGAAAGTTTAAAACCAAGAAAATTATCAAGAACAGGTCATACATCATGGACTTTAGCAGAAGTAGATTTTAAAAGAGGGCCATATTTAGATCAAAATACATCTTCAACAACAATGACACCAAGTGGTACTTCTGGTTCTGTAACAATTACAGCATCATCATCTACATTTGTAGCAAATGATGTTGGAAGATTAATTACAGTAGGAGATGGCCATGCTAAAATTACTGCTTATAGTTCTGGTACATCTGTAACAG